ATGCAGAATGCGCTTGAACAAATTGATGTTCCGGTGCGTGTACAATCGGCCCCCAGAACTACAGTCCGTTCTGTATTCCGTTCCACCACTTTCCTCCACGCTTCTGCTCCGAAGAACCATACTCACCCCACAGCCGCTGCTGAACGAAACGCCATGTGTGTTTTCTTTCAGTCAGTCGCCATAGGTTGTGGGCGTGAGCTCTTCATGAAGCAGTCAAGCGCGGCGGATCAACGGAAGAAAGTGAAAGGCTCAAGAGCCTATTATTGGATGAAAGATGTAACGTCATTCCCACAAGATGACCAGGTGCCTATCAATGCACTTATTGGCCTTGTGGATGTAGACTACTACATGGATATGCCACGTTTTCTAGCCCAAAACACCCACCCTGTCATCATTTACACCATTCAGCCGACGACGCCTGCTGGACAGATGCCAAACACCATATTCTGGTTTGAGAATAATCTTATTCGCACATCTGTGTCAGGCGGCTCTCAATTCAAACATCCCATTTGGGATTATGGACACGACAACATACGTTGTACGTACCAAATCCGCCCTGGAATGGATGGATTGATTTCCACCTCATATCTTGTGGAAAGGCGAAATGTAAGTGAACATAGACAGATCATACTCCTCACACCGATTGGACAGTGGACCGGTTTTCAAGCCGCTCTGTCTGAAAACCTCACCGCTCATGAGCTTATACCCTTACAACCCCTGGCAGGTCGATTCAACGTTATTCGTAGCCAGTGTGGTGATGAGGGAGTTGTCTCTATAGCGCAAGAAGGTGGACAGGCCAGCGCCACAATCCCCCTCGTTGTTCACGAGGCATTGGTTGCAGCAGCACACGCGTGCAAATTCAAGCTGCAAGGTGCCACTATCCAATCATACCTCACCTCTCCAACAGCCAAAGTTGACGCCCAGCTTTTACGTCCTTATTTCAACTCTTATGTCCCTTCACGGACATTCGTGTACTATGTCGATCATCCCATAGCGCACTATGAGTTTTATAATGGTGCACACCACCAGGATAGTATGAAGGTTTCCCTTCATTCTTTCATGAATCCATTGTTAGGACAGTTGCCTTGTGCACCTGTCCGCAGCGAAAACAATGATGAACGGTGTGTGAAAGCGCGCGTCACGGACATTCAGCACAAGAAACCGCTACGGGTTGATGCTTTTCTAGTTCATGTAATTCGTGAATTCGTCGAGCTCCTAGTTCCGGAGCCTTGGCAGTGTGTCCCATATGGCGTTGAGGAGGTGTATTTGAAACAAAACCGTCCCACCCAACGACAGCAACTCGATGAGGCCCAGCTCGAAGGACCTGTGGTAGACCGTCGCGTGAATTGCTTCCAGAAAGCGGAAGCTTACGGCAAATTGACCGATCCACGCAACATCTCTACCATAGCGTCTATCGACAAGCTGGAGTACTCACAGTTCTGTTATGCTTTTGCGAGGCACATGAAAGAGGTACCATGGTACTCTTTTGGTAAAACACCGAAAGAGTTGTCCGAAATGGTTGCCGATGCAATGAGCCTATCGCATGGAGCATGTATGGGAGATTTTTCCCGTATGGACGGACATGTTTCGAACATAGGACGAATGCTTACCCGAGCATTCAGTATGCGCTGTACAAATCCTGTATACCACGAAAAATTGTCAGACCTCTTAAATACTCAGCAGTTCCGCAAAGCGCGCACGACTTTCAGAGTTAAGTTCAATACCCTTTGGACTCGCCTTTCCGGATCGCCTGAGACATCACTCTTTAATACTATCGAGAACGCCTTCATAGGTTTTCTTGCACTCCGTATGACCCGTCTTCCTGACGGGAATTACTATACCCCGCTTCAAGCGTGGGATCATTTGTGTGAGAAGTGCCAGTTTGGAGGCGATGATAGTCTTATGGGTGACATTACGGAAGCTCAGTATACTCGAGCTGCCCAGAAGGTCGGACATGTGGCAACAGCAGCGGTCCTAAAACGAGGAGAACCAGGAGTCAACTTCCTGGCAAGGTATTTTGGTCCCAACGTGTGGCAAGGCGACCCGACGAATATGTGTGACATAGAACGGCAAGCACGCAAGTTTCATACTTGCACCCAGCTTATGCCTGACTATGAAACACGTATGGCGAAGATGACTGAGAAATGTCTGTCATTGGCCATGACTGACCTGTCTACCCCTTTTCTGGGACAGATAGCTCGGGCTTGGCTGCATCGCCGCAAAGTCAGAATTCCGGACAGCATCCTTCCTTGTAGGGATGCTAGTTGGTGGGCTGTCAGTTTTGACGCTACCGAACAGTTCCCGAATGACTATGCGGATTGGATGCTCGAATATGTCCAAACAGCTCTTCCAGAGCTCAGCATGGAGACTTTCAATGAATGGATCCAAAGCTTCGAGACGGAAGAAATCAGCTGCGAGGACTTTCTCAATGGCCCGACATTTTCCCCACACCACCCAAACGACCCGGCGAAAGCTGATGTTGTCGTTAACGGTGATATACTGCGCTCTGAAAGCGCCGTCGAAGAGTCCCCATCCTTGGAACGAAAGGATGAGCCAGAGGAAGAGAAAGAATTTCACCATTGTGTCAAGTTAATGGACGGTACACCCGTTACTGACAAGGAGAATCCGCCACCACAAGAGTCCAAGGAGCCACATGTGCCCCTTGATAAACGTACTCTAGCCCCAAACACTAACAAGGCTAAGCCGAGAACCAGATCCAAGGCCAAGCCTAGTGTCGGTGCTGATCCTCCGGTTTCCAAATCAAACGCAGATACATCGCGTGCCCCACCTTTGAATGTCAAAGGTGGAGCTGAGGAAACTGGAGCCAAGCAATCCGATGCCGTAGTGCAAACTCCTAAACCCGATAAGCCAGCGCGTGCTAAGTCGGGTTCCGGAGCACACCGGGGTAAACGTGGTAGGCGCAAGAAACGTGCGCCACCAGGAGCTTCGGCTCCGAAATTCGACGCCTAACGGCGTCGTCCGGGTTCTTCGGAGGCTTGTGGTGGGCCTCCGTTGAATTTCCGAAGATCGGAAAACATCGAATATTGATGAATCCACAACAACCACTCATTTCAGATGACGCTGCTGCGTTTCTGAAGACTGCTACTAGCGCTCCCGATTTTGAGAACCTCCCGCTTGAAGGCATCCCGGATGAATACTCTGGTCCTACTTTTACTAAGAAGGACTTTGTATATCAGACGGTTGAAGCCGTCGCTGGAGAAGTGACCTGGATCGTGGTGACCCCAACTGCTGGTGTGGCTTGGTGGGGTGCGTCTCAACCCGCACCCATCGACCCAGCCGTGCCAGTTCAGTGGGCAGCAGGCGCTACTGGTGGCGGCCTCTTTCCTGATGCCGGCACCTTGTTCCCCGGTGTAGTAGATAACGGTCAGCCCAACCTCCAGATGAACAACACTGGTGAGGTTGTGGCCGGCCGAATGCTATCACACTGCGCGGAACTAGTCGTCCTCAATAACGCCTTTAACCAGTTTGGCTCGATCTCTACCTTCAAGACCCCCTTGTTGCGTGAGATCGCCAATCAAGCTGCTGGAGGGTCGGTTAACTATCACATCTCGGGCAA